AACAGTTCCGGTCTTTGATCCTACCATTGCGGTTACATCGGCTGTAGTAATTGCACCATCAAAAGCTTTCTGAGTAGTTTTATCAACCAACTTCAAAGTGATTGCTACAGAGGTAGCCGAAAGTGTTGTTACACTTGCCAACATCCCCATTACTTGTACTTTACCTGCTACATCTTCCACCTCGATACCTGCATCCAACATTCCCAAATCTTTTACAAGGTAGCGAACAGTGACAGCAACCGTTTTATCAGTTGCATTATCGCGCTGCGCTGAACTTGATGTTTTACCAGAGAAATTGAGAGCCATCGTATCGATAGAATCAGCAATTGCGCCTTGCTCTCCAAAAGCATTGCCCAAGTCATCGATCAATAACCCCTGAATAGTACCCGCCTGAACCAAATCAGCGATAACAGATCGATTAGCAATGTTACTTTCGAAAGTCAATGTATCAGCCAAAATTTCCTGACGAATCAATTTCATTTCACCTGAACCAGGACGCTCAACATTCATCTCTCCAACAGGCGCACCGGCTACAGTATGCCAATTTTTAATAACACCAACGATTGTACCTGCTTCGATAGCTGCGTTGATAGCAGTAGCGGTCAACGCTGACTTTAATACACTTGTCTTTTCACCATACAGCAAGATGATCTTACCAAAACCAACATCGGCACCACATTTCGCGGTTGCCAATTCCAAAAAATTACCTACACAACTCATAATTGTTTATTTTGTGTTTTAATTGTTAATTAATTACATGTACATTTAAACCAAGATTCTCTATATTTAACAGTTACAACTACATTGAGCAAATGAATTTTAACATTCGCGAAGTCAGTGAGTTGTAACCGTTCTACTGCATTCGTTGACCAAAACGGAATTGTTGAACTTGTGAAATTTACAACGTTAAAATACTTCTTCAAGTGTTTGATTAAGAATTCTGTGTTCTCAATCTCGTTTTCTTCAAGTTTTAACAATACCTCGCTTTCTGAAATATCATCGCGATCTGCTTTAATGGGAAACGCGAAATTGATAGTCGCTTCTTTATAACCTGAACCGTTGTCTTTCGATTTTACAGGTGTCAGAAAATACCACTTCATGTCTTCATCATTCTTCATTGCGCGAAGAATTGTAGAGTTGAAGTTTTTAATTGTTCCGCAACCCATGCCGGAATTGATCAACTGTTTTTCTAACATAGCAATCCAATTTTTGACAGATATTTTTTTGAAGCCGTTGTGCCTTTTGCCAAACAAATGTTTTTTAACAGTCCAACCCCAATGTTCCATGCCCGAATTTGAATGTCGTATGCAGGCACTGTGTGTTCAGCAACTACAGCCGTTTCACCTTTTACAGTTGTTTCCGAGTGCTTATTTTCGAAATACTTGAGAAAAATAAAATAAGGCAATGCGCTTTCAATGTCTGCAACCTCACCGCTATACTCAATTTCTGATTTAACAAACGTTTCAATCGCGGTTAATTCATCGTTGTAAGTTGCATCAATTCCCAAAATTTCGATCGGGTATTTTTTGAAGTTTAAGCAAGTGACTGCCATTGTCTTATTTTATTTTTAAATGTACAATTTTTGATTATTTTTTTAACGATAGCTTGATGTATGATAGCTTCGCCTTTGTGGCCGTCCCGGACAACTTGAAATCAAGATAACGATAGTAAATCTTGTTCGTGTTTCCGGTAAAAGTGACTACTGTGTCGGTGCCTCCGCCTTTCCACGCCTTAGTTTCAATTGTAGACCATTCATCCGAATCGAATATCTTACCGCGTAAAATCACTTTGCACCCTGCTCCAGCCGTGACATCTGCAACTTTTACGCTCGAATTGTAAAATATACCTTCGCGCTTATTCAATTGAACTGTAAAGTTCCAAACTGAATCGTTCGACACATTCACCGTGTCACCGGATAAACCAGTGTATTGATAAATGTATTTTTCGGCCGGCAAAACCGTCTGAGCCATTACGGTCGATGTGACAAATCCAATCATCATCGCGAGAAATAAAATTAATCTTTTCATTTTTCTTTTGAATTTTATTTGTTAATAAATTGTTTAATTTGGATTTAGTAAGGGGATACCGTAAAATTGGCACCCCGAAACTATTTTTGATTATCCTTCTACTTCGACTTCAACAAGTGGAGTTGCACCATCGACAAGAACAGCACTTGAAAGAAGATCGTGGATTTTGCCACCGACATTGCGTTCTTTCATGAAGTTAATACGGTTTTCCTCGTATTTCGGCCACGAAACAGAAATGCTTTTCTTTTCTTTGTACCAATAACCATCAGGCAACATACAGATCACATGTAATCCTTCAACGTTTTTCAACATATCGGTTACGTAAATATCGGATACCCCGAATTGACCAGCCATCTCCTCCTTGGTACGATAGTGAATATCACCACCGGCAGCATAACGATAAGCCGAAAGAGAGGTAAGCAACGCCTGATCTATAACCAACAATTTTTCTTTGCCTTCAGGATTGTAAACCTTGTCACATAAAACGCGAACGTCTGAAACGGTCGGTGCTCCCAATGTTGCGGGGCCTGAAACAAATGTGAAAGCATCAGTAACGGTTTTCGTTCCGATAGTTTCGAATTTGTTTACTTTTTTTCCGTCGGCATTGATTCCATCACCTGTCAAGATAGCCATAACGATAGTGTTCACAAGGTGCAAATCCAATTCGTTGTTAATCCAGGACAAGAAAACTGACTCTTGACCTACTTCAGCGATGTCGTCCAAATCTTCCTGGTTCATCTGTTGACGAACGTAAACATAAGCCGTTGTAATTTCCTTGCTTGAAGTGTTAAGTTCCTGCAAAGTTTTTTCAACCCCGGCGGCTGATGTTTTATCCCACTGTTTTGCAATAATGGCGACCGCGTTCATCAACTGCGTTGAATAGAAGAATTTTGAAACGAAAGTTCTTTTCAATTTCGCGAATAATGGGTTCAAATCCTCCCATTTGGTAGCGATCATGTAGTCAATTGTTTGACCAAATTCTAAACCTGACACACCATTGGCAACCAAAATTTTAGCTACTGAATCTTTGATTGTTGATTTGTCGTTTTTACCTCCAATAATTTCGCGAGCAATTTCATTTTTTACCTTCAAACTCAATTTGTCACCTGCAACGGTATTGATCGAGTCTTTTACAGATTGAATTTTCTTTGCAATTGCATTGGCAACGGCGGCCGGTACTTCTGCTTCAGGATCACTCATGTACTTTTTGATGAGTTCGCCAACCTGTTCGGCAAAGGCTTTTTCATCAACTTCGACTTCGGACGAATCGAGTTCGGTAATCAAAGCGCTCAACGCGGTTTTTAGTTCCGAAGCCTTTTCACCCGTCAAAGCATCATTGATTTGTTTTTTGATGTCCGCAAGTTTCGCGAAATCTTTTACTTTAACAAAAGGTTTTTTCATTTCTTTGTTGTTTTTAATTAAATAATTGGTTTTCTAAATCGTCCGCTTTTGCGGGTGTTTCTTTATGTTTGTTTACGAATTTTGTCGAGTTAATAATATTTGCTGTTTCCCCAATTTTGTCAAATCTCAAAGAATTTGCCGGGGTTGAAACAATCGATAACGATGCAAAGATAAGTTTTTTTATCAAAATATAATCAAATGCACCATCTTTTGTATATTTGACCTCATATTCATCAGCCCAACCCTCTTTCGAAAAGCCTTGTAAAATGCCTTCTTTGATTTTTAATTTGATGTCATCATAGCCAGTCACTCCGCGAGGAATGTAAATCGTAAAATAAAATCCGGTTGTACTCGTTTCAACAACCAATACCCGACCAACTAAATGATTTAAATCACCGTTATGTAAAAGGGTAACAGGAACATTCAGCTTGTTTTTAACGAAATAGTTTTGCATATAGTCATCGATACATGTTGATTCGAACATTTCGCGGTTCTCGTTAATTTTTCCGAACTTCATTTCAAAGCCCGAAATTATGAGTCCGGTAAGCAGTTCTTTGTCGCCTTCGTTTCGTGTGATTTTTGAAAGCTCCAATTTTTCAACTTCTTTAAAGTCGTTGATTTTCGTGGTGTCTTTTACTTCGTAAATATCCATAATGTTAAATTATTGGCGTTGCTTCTGATTTTGCAACCGGTTTGTTATAAATTGAATAATCGACAACTAAATCTAATTCAGTAGCCATTCGGACGAATGTTTTGTTTAGAAGGCGTTCAAATGTCTTGTACTTTAATAGATCACCTTCGCGATATTGACCGCCATTTGACAATGAATTGCTTGAAGTAGTCGCGTCGATCAAAGCCACCTGATTAGCCGGGATTTTCAGACGGTCGCAAATCGCCGTAACTGCAAACTTTGCCTTATTAATCGTTTCGCGATCCAAACCAGCAAGATTTATTGTTGAAAATTCCATTGACTGTTTCCAAATCAGAATCTGTTTTTGCTTTTTCAGTCCTCCGTATTCTTCTGAGATTTCTGTTTCAGCTTCTTGTTTTTCAAGTGCCGTAAGAGTAGCCATTACGGGACTTTTTGAAGAGTCCTTCGGACTTGCCATAATCAATGAGCCTAAACGCGCTGTCGTTGTATTCGAAGCGTTCATTACATTATCGAGATATGTTAAAAATCCACCTAAAAATTGACGGTCTGATTTTCCATTCATTCGGAAGGTGTCAGATTTTAATACATATATTTCAGCCTTCGCGAAATTAGGATTGGTGATCAGTACTTTATTTTTTGAGTCGGTTGTATAATCGTCGTATTCAAGTAGATCGAAACCTGATTCTTTATAGGCAATCACCGCAAAACCTTTATTGAATAGTTTATTTAATGCTTCTTGTCCGTAAATTTCAAAAAATAATTTAAATTCAGCAAATCGCATTTGATCACCGCGACGAAGTGTAAAAGTCACATCATTTGTCAATTCAGTAATAAGCTCAACGATGTTCATGAACAGCACTTGCGCAAATTCATGCCTCATCTCGCTAAAATCATTGATGTATGTTTTACCGTTCGATTTTCCGATGTACGAATAACCGCCCAGAACCCACTTCGCTATTGAATTTTTAATGTTCATTTCAATTAATTTGATGCAAATATAATTAATTCTTCTGATAAAACAATTTTTAATTAAAAAAGTACCTTCAATTCTTTATAAATTAGAATGTATACAATTATCGCGTTGTTCAGACAGTCGATATTATCATCTTTGAACTCAACATCCTTTCCGTTCTCATCTTTCGAGTCCGGGCTCCTGAATGTATAAATCTGTTGTGCAAAGTCGCGATTGTTCGGAGTGTCTAAAATAAATAATTTTCCAGTAATCACATCAAAATTTGACATTATTCGTTCAAATTTGTCTTGCCGGCTGTACCACGCTGAAACCTCTATTTGAGAGTTTCGGCAATCGTTATAGAATTTCAACCCAATTTGACCGTTGGTTTCGATAAATGTCCGCTGAACCGGATAGTCCTTTTGCCATTCCTTTATCTTTTCAGCCATCAAAACCTTTTCAATTTTGTTCTGAGAGTAGCTGTCAATTAAGTAGGCATTCCCGGCCTGATCAGTCGCGGTCAATGTCAGCGCGAAATTATCACCACCTTTGGCGTTTGATGGATCGGCAAAGATAATGTAGTTGTGAAGGCCAAGCGGCTTGATCGACGTGAAGTGAATGTTTTCAGTTGTAAAAATTTCGCCTGTCATCTCAGCGTAATTGCCTTCACACATTACCTGCCACCTCCAGTGGTTGTATGAGCCTACCTCCGATTCCTGTCCTAATTTCGTCCAAAGCAGGAATAAATCAATCTGTTGTTTTGTTAAAAATTGATTGTCGCGCCAAGTTGTTTGGAGAAAATTGTTTTCGGTGATCAAATCGGATATCCAAAATTTCCGGTATGGGTTAAAATCTAAATAGAATTTGCCGCGATTATTGATCTGTAAGCGTTCAAATGTCTCTTTAGAGAACATATTACATTCGTTGATATATCGCGTATCACAAGCCCCGAGAGAGTTGGCTATGTCTCCGGCATTTGAATTGTCCTGAATGTTTATGAATGCAATTTCAGAATTTTTGCGCTTGAAAGTTTTTTGGGTAAGGTCCTGCTTTGTATTTTTTAGAACCGGATTAAAAATTGTCCTAAAATCGGAGAGTAACCCGAAATTTTGCTGTTTTGGACTTTCTGAAAAACATTGAATTTTAACATTATCGTTCGAAAAGAACTCGATTCCCCGGCGTTGTAATATGTCGCGAGTTTTCCCTGATCGCTTTGAACCCTGATAAATGATAAGAGGTTCGTTTTTTGATCGATCCGCGAAGTCCTGGTACTTTTTTATTACACTGATTTGCACGGCTAAACGATTTTAACGGTAATTTCGTTGTCATGATTATCATCCTGATCATCGGCTTTAGTTCCGTACTTTTTAGGCATCATCTTTGAGAGTGCCCATTTACGCGAATCAACTTGAAGCCTTCGATTCTGAATTTCACCAGAATCAACCATTTGCCCAAACTTTAAAGTGACATATTCAGGGTCCTGATCAGATATTTCCATTATTTCGCCAAACATAATTTCGGCCCTAATTTCCATCGCGCGCGCGTAATGATCGGCCATATCTTTGTATTTGCTTACCCAATCGAAAAAAGTACTTATGTTTATTTCACTTTTAACAATTGCCGACCTTAACGATTCACCCTGTATGATTGATTCGCAAATTTCAGTGAATATGTCTTGCCGTTGTTTCTGCGTGTATGCCATCGCGACAAAGTTAGTCATAATTTTTGAGGTGGAAACAGCGTAAACATTTTTTAAATTGGTTAAATAAATTTTGTTGTTGATGGAGATTTTGAGTTTTTAGCATGGAGATTTTGAGGTAAAATGCTGATTTATGGAGGAAATTGAGGTAAATGGAGGAAAAATAATGCAATAAAATGCATCGCCCAGTAATTTCCTCCATGACTGTTAAAGTTTGTTAATCATTTAAATCTCTAATTATTAATGTATTATCTTTATCTTTTTAAAAATATAGAGGAATAATGTAATATTTTAAAATAATAAAGTTTAGTACTAGGTTCTATAAAAGTTTTTCAAAAAAAAAATAATGCATAAAAACTACATCGGAGGCTAATTTGTGTCCAAATTATAGTTAATTTATTCTATAAGTATAACTCTTTCAGTGCTTTATATCGAGTTAACAACTATTAACATTAAATTTATGGTAAGAAGTTTTGTATATACAAATTATATATATATATTTGCAGTTCAAATACTAACAATGCGCCAAACCACACATAGGCGTGTGTTATCAGTAGTCATTTTCTTTTCTTCGTGTCGGAATACATTGAAACGTTATCCGGCACCACAACGAAAGTTGTACACGCTCCGAGCGAGGAGGTGTAATATGATTTTCAAAAAAACTAATTAATTAATAACAGCATTCTGCTATTGTTCTGATAAGTAAACTTATCTGCCTTAATTGGTCTCTTGAAGCCACACAAATGATTGACAATGGGAAAGACCAGGGAGCAGTGTAAGCCTGCTTAATTTTAAAATTTACATAATGAATAAGTGCGAATATATTGTAGACGAAAACGGTATAATTTTTCGTAAATACAAAACAATAACAAAGGAAGTTCCAAAGCGATTAGGCTCACGTGGATATTTAGAATTTAAAATGAATAATAAAACAGTATCATACAAGCGTTTTGTGGCTCAAAAACTACTACCGAACCCGAATG